ACTTTTTCCTGAAACTCCCGAAGAAAACATCACAGTTGGACGTTCGTAACTTATATACAAAGATTGATAAAACGTGCCCTGAATGTTTGATAAGTTATGATATCGTTCAATCTAAAGATGTTTGGGGGTTTCAAAATAATGAAAAATTTATTTTCATGCAATTAAATTTTAAGAACTTGGCGGCGCGACGTATGGTAAATGGGAGATTAAAACGTACATTACCCGATGAATCCGTGAAATATAAAGTATATGAATCAAATCTGGATCCTGTTCTGAGATTAATGCACCGAACTAATATTCAATCGACCGGGTGGATGGATTCAGGAGACGCGTGTGTACGTTCACACTTAGCACGTGTTAATATAGACCTATTCTGTAACGACTGGAAAACACTTAAACCGGTTGATATTCAAGAGACTGCACCTTTTGTAGTCGCGTCTGTGGATATTGAGTGTAATAGTTCAACGGGTAAGTTTCCTGATGCAGACGTAAAAGGTGATGCATGTTTCCAGATTGCTGTATCACTTACACATTTTGGTTCTGACGTACCGTACGATAAAACGTGTTTTTGTTATAAAAAAACAGATTCGAACCTAGATGGGTGTATAATTAAGAGTTATGATACGGAACGTGAAATGCTTATGGCATTTAAGGACTACCTTATGGAAAAAGATATTGATATCATAACAGGTTGGAACATATTCGGTTTTGATTTAGAATATATAATGAAACGTGCGGTCATGACAAATTGTGATTCATCTTTTTATGAAATGAGTAAAATGAAAAACCATTCATGCGAACTTATATATAAGAAGTTATCGTCGAGTGCACTTGGTGATAACGATCTTAAGATTTTACCCATGCCTGGTCGGTTTATTTTCGATCTATTTCACGAAGTTAAAAAAGGGTATAAACTTGATTCGTATAAACTCGATACTGTTTCGAAACTGTACCTTGGTGATAATAAAATTGATATGCCACCGAAAGAAATGTTTGCGCGTTTTGTTGAAGAAGACCCCGTAAAGTTGCGCGAGGTCGCGGAATATTGTATTAAGGATACACTTTTACCTCACCGTTTGTTATCAAAATTATCTATACTTGTTAATTTATTAGAGATGGCTAAAGCGACGTGGGTTCCCCTCTGTTATTTAGTAGAAAGAGGACAACAAATCAAAGTGTTTAGTTTGTTAACAAAAAAGGCGCGTGAAATGGGGTTTATGGTTCCAACTATATCATGGGGACAATATTCTGCAGAAGGATACGAAGGTGCGACCGTTCTAGACGCACAGAAGGGTGCCTATTATACACCAATAACAGCACTAGATTTCGAAGGTCTATATCCATCAATTATGATGGCACATAATTTATGTTATTCATCGATGGTTATGGATTCCAAATATGAAAATATACCGGGTATTACATACGAAACGTTTGGGTTTTATAAGTTTGCGCAAGACGTTCCTAGTCTTTTACCAAGTATTCTTCTAGAATTAAAACAGTTTCGTAAACAAGCTAAAAAGGATATGGCGCAATCGACCGGTGCACTAAAAGAAATGTATAATGGTAAACAATTGGCGTATAAAGTGTCTATGAACTCTGTATATGGATTTACGGGTGCATCAAAAGGTATGTTACCTTGTGTACAAATTGCGTCGACGGTAACTCTAAAAGGTCGGAGTATGATCGATGAAACAAAAGCGTATGTAGAAAAGAATTTTCCGGGTGCAAAGGTAAGGTACGGTGACACGGATTCTGTCATGGTTGAATTTGATGTGGGAAACCGGACAGGAAAAGAAGCAATTGAATATAGTTGGGAAATAGGTGAACGCGCCGCGGAAGAGTGTACTAAACTCTTCAAAGCACCGAATAACCTTGAACTTGAAAAGGTATATTGCCCGTATTTCTTATATTCAAAGAAACGGTACGCAGCAAAACTTTGGACGAAGGGTAAAGATGGGAATATGAATATGGATTATATAGACGTCAAAGGACTTCAATTAGTACGAAGAGATAACACACCTCATATGCGTGAAGTGTGTAAAGAACTTCTCGATGTTGTTTTAGAAAGTAGTGATACTGGACCACCTAAAGCACTCGCTTTACAAAGGGCTATTGAACTTATCGAAGGTGATGTACCTAACGAAAAACTAATTTTGAGTCAGGGTTTATCGGATTCGTATAAAGCAAAAGGATTCTCTGTTTCTATTAATAGTCCCGATATTAAGGATATTAATCAAGCTCATGTTCAAGTTGTACGAAAAATGCGTGAAAGGCAACCGGGTTCCGAACCACAATCGGGTGATCGCGTACCTTATATTCTTATCGATACAGGTGATCCTAAAGCAAAGGCATTTGAAAAGTCGGAAGATCCAAAATATGCAAAAGATAATAATTTAAAAGTTGATTATAATTATTATTTTATAAACAAGTTTCTAAACCCCGTATGTGATTTAATTGAACCACTCTTTGAAGATCCAAAAGAAGAGATATTTGGGGAACTTATAACACGCGTGAAACCGAAACGACGTCCAAAGAAAAAAGTAGAGGCTGAAATTGAAGGGCAACAGAAAATAAGTGATATGTTCAAATCACTTAAAAAATAGTGACGTATATAAAATATGACATCCAGAAAATTACAAACACTTTGGGATGAAGAAGTGGAAACAGAAGTATATAGACGTACTATAAAGGTAATGGAAAAAATATCGTATAAATATTCTATAAATTTAAAACTTTTACTTTCTGAAATCCCAAATCCATTAAATTTCTGTAGAGGCTTTAAAAAGGATGGTTCTCCGTGTATAGCAAGAGCTAAACTTAATGGAATGTGTGGGAGTCATATAGATCAACCTCAACTCAGAGGTCCGATAGAAATGGTTTCTAAAAATAATGAAGGTATACGTCATACACATAATTTAACAGAATGTATATTTAAACCGGGTTGTCCGGCGTGTGAAGTATCAAGAAAGGGATTTAGAGAATTGCGTGGAATAATGTAATAATGAATAAATCAGCTATTCTACTAACATCGATCGATACATTTTATAATATTCCCGAGAATAGAGCTACACTTTTAGAAATTCTAAATAAAACTGGTGGTATTTCTCTACGGAACCTTGAATGGTTTATTACAAATTATTCAAAGAAAAACAATTTATCATATAAGACGACCGACGGTAAAATATTTAGTGTACACTGCGCATATAAATCAAGTTTAGATGGGTACAGTAAAAAATTGTTCGATCCATTTTGTCGTTCTTCTAAAATATCGTACACTATACCAGGTACATCCAATGAAATACATACGACTGTTGCACAGCTGAATTTCATAAGATGGTGCATAAAAAATAACATAATCGAGTATATTCACGATCATAAAAATGATCTTTTTTCTAAACAAGTGTCATGATACCATTTTCAAAAATGAATGTTTGGTATCCGACATAATATAAGTGTAAAGTGTAATCACTCGTAAGTCCTTGTTTCATATTTATATCTAAAACAGTTCTATTTGACTGTAACTGACTAAAATCCAACATTCCCGATGGTTCCACATTAATCGGATTCATCGAGAATGCATATGTGTAAATGTTTCGTAACGGTCTTGATAAACGACTTGTAAACGGAACAACATATTTAAAATATTTATGATCATTATCTTGAATATTTGGTACATCTTCACCATTTACAAATATTTTTGCACTTGACATGGGTGGATTGTAAAATTCGTTATTTATGGAATATTCTACATTTGAAGAGAAATTATACCTATTCGCAAATACATTTGCAAGTAAAGTTGTACCACCTTCATATGTATCTTCGTTTTCAAAAGCTTTCTGTCTAAAAAACCAATTAAGTGTTTTTACCGGTGTTTTTGGAACAAGTTCAAGTTTTGCATTTTGTACACCCGCTGGTATATCTAAAGTAGGGTGTTTTTTAACAATATCGGTAACGAGTACATGTCTTTTATTTGCTATATATATGCGCTCAGATGATTCGAGTGTTATCTCTTCAGTAACAATATCAAACTCACTCACTGATAATGTATCCGTTTCGTTTGTAAAAAAGGGTTGTTTATGAAATTCAAATTCGAACTGAAGTTTTTGTTTATGAATTGCACACGTTGGGAAATAAGGGCGGTTTGGTGTATTCGTTTCATATTCATCACTTTCATACTTACGCGAAAAGAGTAAAGGTATAGGAATGTAAACACGAGATTTAGCCTGTGCTAATATTTGATTACCAGGTAATAAAGATGTATCTTCTGCATTATTTCTATTTAATGTGTACCTCTTCGTTCTTTTTTCGGATTCGTCGAGGTATAGTTCATCATATATAATTCCCCAATCATCATGATATTTTTCTACTACTGTTTCATCGACACGCATGGTTACCGATTTAAAAATGTGTCTCCCAATTTGATCCGCGTAATAACTATCAGAACCTGTTAAAGCTGGTAATTCAAACGTTACGTACATATTTGCTAAAAGATCACCCATATTTCTCGGGTTATACATAACTTTTATAGTTTCACCAAAAGGCCAAGACGTCGAAGAATTACTTGGTTTATTTACGTTTAGACTTTTATGAAACTTTGTAAAATTTGCGTGTCTTTTAGGTTCATACTTAAAGAGTGAATGAATAGGATCATCTTCTAAAAGGTATGTATCTTGTTTACCAATTGCATTAAGTGATACTATAGAACCTGTATTTGGTCCAGATGTATCACACATACTTACTACTTATTGTTTATATATTTTTAAATCCCTTTTCCACATATCGATATGAGACATTTGTTGTAATGTATCAAGTTCTATTCTAGACTTTGATGTTTCTTCCCTGATACTTTGTATAGCTTCGTCCGTGTACTGATACGTTTTGATATTCAAGAGATATTCATATGAACCATCGATTTTATCGAATATTTTTTCCATTTCACGTTCGAGTTCTACCCGTTTACGTCTGAAAACAATTAGTTTTTCATGAATAACCATATCAATAAATTTCGACATATTTTCAAGTTTTTTAGTTTTTTCTTTCAAGACACGTATAAGGTGTGCTTTTCTTTTTTTATACGTCTCTGACCGTATTTTAACAAAATCTGTGAGAATTTCTTCTGGACTTTCGTATTTATGAATACCCTTTGTCGGATGAAATAAGTGCATATTTGATACATGAAATGTCTTCTGAAGTTTAAAATCTTTTATAATATCGTTACCCGTGTATCCTTCAATACTAAAATTAACATCATCAGTCGTACTGTTATTCACGTAATTCGTAATCTTTTTCTTTTCGATAAGGGTATCGAGATACTCTTTATAGTCTTGTGTCCAACGCCCCGGTGGAAGTTCGGTTACTATTACACTTTTACCCGAAGATTTCCACACACCTTCCGTTATCCATAAACCATCTTCATTACTAAACACGCGACCCGTGAATTTATCGAACCATGGTTTCATGGGAATAACATTTTCACCATTAATTATACGTTCAATATTATGTTTAATATCGGACGGGTTAAACGGTGGTATATACGAACTGAACCCCGTACCTATACCTTCAGTTCCATTTACTAAAACGGTCGGTAAAATAGGAACATAATAGTCGGGTTCAATCTCTTTACCGTCGTCGTCGAGATAGTTTAGAACTGGATCATCTTTAGGATCAAAGAGTATTCTCGCATTTTTAGTCAATTTTGTAAATATATACCTGGTTTGACTCGCGTCTTTACCACCCATAAGTCTCGTACCAAACTGACCACATGGTTCGAGTAAATTAATGTTATTTGACCCCGTAAAATTATGTGCTAATTTTACAATAGTATCTGCCAAAGACACTTCACCGTGGTGATACGACGTTTTTTCAGAAACGTACGCGGCTAATTGCGCAACCTTCATTTCGGACGTAAGATTCTTTGTGAAACACGCGTATAACACTTTTCGTTGAGACGGTTTTAAACCATCTGAAACGTGTGCAATAGACCTTTTCAAATCAGCGAGACTGAAATTTACGAGATCTTTATGAATAAAGTCGGAAATACCGAGACGCTCAACGTTTCCATACGGTACTTCGAGTTCGGACGCCTTCTTTTCTGTACTTTCAAGTAACCATGTTTTACGTAAATCTGATTTCGTCTTATCAAATGCAAGAATTATAGACTCGTCCATTGAATCATCTGTATCAAATTGAACGGTGAGGTCTTTGATCTTCTTGAAATATTCACGTGCCTCTGCAGACGTTGACGTACCGAGACCCTTATAATATTTAATTTTCCAACCTTGTTTACCGTTACCGTACCATTGTCTGAACGTTGAATCTGTATAAAATGATTTGGTTTCTGAACCTTTTGTCGCTTTTATGATTGGTGTGACCATACTCACGACAAAATTAAGTTTGAGTAAACTCGGCCAGAAATAGTGAATCATGTTAAGAATGAGACCTTTGATATGACTTCCATCGTTATCCGCATCGGTCATGATCATAAGTCGCCCGTATCTGAGTTCGGAGAGTGACGTATACACTTTACCTTGTTGAAGTCCCAAAATCTTTTTAAGGTCGTTAAACTCCTTGTTTTCTGTAAGTTGTTTTACACTCGCGTCACGTACATTCTTACATTTACCCCGAAGTGGGAAAACACCGTAATGATCGCGTCCAACAACCGAAAGACCCGCAATTGCAAGTGTTTTTGCAGAATCACCTTCAGTAACAATAAGAGTACACTTACCAGAGTGTGTAGTACCGGCCTTATTTGCATCGTCGAGTTTTGGAATACCCGTTATTTTTGATTTACGAGACCCATCCGTTTTTTTCAATTCTTTCATTTCACGAAACTTTGATAAAGCCATGAGTTCCGATTGAATACCCGTTTTTAGAATATTCTTTATAAACGTTTTAGGTGGTTCAAATTTACTCCCGAAATCCTGTGGCTTGAGTGTACACTCCGATTTAACCTGACTACTAAAACTCGGATTGACAAGTGTTGCTTTTACAAAAACAAAAAACGCATTCTTAACCTGTTGGGGTCGAAGTTTTATCTTCTTCGCCATATCTTCGATAATACCGTTTGCGAGTATTCCGGAAACGTGGTCAACGTGTGAACCACCTTTTGTGGTACATATACCATTCACAAATGATACGTGTTCAAAACCATCATCTGAAGGTGCGATACACACTGACCATCTATCACTCGTAAATGTACATATTTCATCTGATTTCGTGTACATTTTTGCGTACGTATTGAATGTTGCTTTAGGTAATGCGTCACCTTGAAATTTCACTTTACAATTTTGTGACGTACAAATATTCGCATCATATACCCGCTTTTCAAATATTTTGTATATAGAATCATCCATTTTTGACATACCAAACCGTTTCCAATCGGGGACGAAAGTAATAGAAACGCTCGACGTAGCATTCGAATACTTTTTTATTTTGGGTGTACCACACGTTCTCATATTATCTGACCATTCTTGTGTATATATACACTTGTTTTCACCATCTTTAATTTTTATAGAAAACATCGATGAATATACATTCGTAAGCTTTGCACCATATCCATTACGTCCACCCACGAGACGTTTTTGTGTATCATCATAGTTTGTACTCGTAAGTAAATGTCCAAATGTCAACTCGGGATTCCATAAACCTTCCTTTTCATGCATTTTAACCGCGATACCACCCAAAGGTCCATTATTTTCAATGGTTATTTGGCCAGTCGTTTTATCAATAGAAACATTGAGTGACGTTACATTTTTTGGGTACATAGAGTTTCGGTCGATCGCGTTTACTAAAATTTCATCGAATATTTTTAAAAGTGCTGGTGAATACACTACCGTTTTCTTTTCAAATGAATCATTTTCATAAATCCAATAAGGTTCAGCTACACGTGAAACGGGTCCAACGTATGAATCTGGACGCTTTAAAATATGCTCCACGTGTGTGAGTTTTTGAATACTTTCACCCATTTATGTTATATAAAGTCGTTTATTTAAGTATATTTTTAGTCCTTCGAACCAGTATACTAATTCATCTTTTGTTTTTGACTTGGGTTTCGAATATATATTTTTTATACGACCACACTCGCGGTCACGTAACGTTGCGATTCCAACTTTATACGAATTTATATAACATGCATAACAGACACGTTTTACATCCGTACCAAAAAATTTTAGGTACATATCATTATTGATAGTAAAAATAGGTCGTATTTTTCTATATTCTCGAACAAGTATACGTTCTTCTGTCGTTTTTGTATGTACACACGGCTCTAAAGGGCATTCACATAAATAACACTCTTTTGTCCACTTAAGATTCATTTAAAAGTAAAAGGTTTTATCTTTTATATTACTCACCTAAAGTGAAGCTATACGTTCTTTTAAGTTTTATAAAGAACCACATCCTTTACTAACCTAAGTTATTTTATTTTTAGTAGAAATTAAGATGTCGCAATACTTTCTACCGACCGTGATTCAAACGAATTTTAGTGATACTAAAAATGTACTCACTAAAAAACATCAATCAAATATTCAGACTTATGACGACTGTTTACGTGTATCTAAAACTTTAAAAACGAGTAAAAAAACACCAGATGAAATGGCGAGAATTCTCGATAAAATGAGAAAAAAGAAACTTGAATCTCAAAAAACAAATCCGATACAGGTTTTAGATTCTGTACCTAAACAGGACGTTTCTGAATCCCGTAATATATGTAAAGCATTTACATTATCAGGGAAAAAATGTACATTCAAAGCGGTATGTGGGGACTACTGCAAAAAACATAGAATAGACGATCAAGTGTTAGGAACGAGGCCAAAAATAAATATTTCCTTATTATAAAAAAATGTTAGATCAAGAAACACTCAGACCTGTCATAATAGCCATGGCACTTTATCTTGCAATTTCAAAAATCGTACCTGAACTTCTTAAGAAACCAACCAATATTAAATTTATCGATGATATCGTCGCCATGCTCATTGCCCAGAGAGGATCACTCATGTCCGGTGCCATCCTGACCGGTGTTATCACTTTCCTTACTAATTACATTAGTGATGAATTCTTGTAATACATTTTCTTTACACGTCAACGTATGAGTCCTCGGATGTTCCATGTACCTTATTTTTTTGGTATATGCATCTTCCATAAACTCACGTAATTGTTTTTCATTTGGTTTTCCCCATTCCATACCCGCCTTAAATAGAAAATCATCTTTTACCAAATACTGAAGACCACACTCAATTAAGTATGGTGTTTTTATGTATTCGGGTGCACCACCATAATCAGTTATAATGACGGGTTTGTTTCGTAAAGCTGCTTCGACTGCTCCCATGCCTACACCTTCTGAACTCGAAAAACTTACGTAACAGTCTCCCATTCCATGTATTTTTTCCATATCTTCATCTGATACGAGCCCGTTTATAAAGGTAACATTAGGTATTCGTGCTTCGACGGGTTGTTTACACGTTGCTTTTACCAATAAACGTGAATCTGGTTTATTCATACGTACGAATGTTTCTATGATTTTATTAAAATTTTTACGTGGATCCGTTACATTTCCGATGTGATAAAATGTGTACGGTCTATGATCAGGCACGTGTGCGTGTACAATATAAAAGTCCGTGTCTGGAAACTGTTTTTTAAACACTTTTCGACAAAATTCACTCGGTACAGCGATTCTATCAAAGAATTTAAACAGTTTACCGTAATCTTCGTGTACTGTTTCTGTTTCACATATGGTCATACACGTCACGTGTTTAATTTTTCTTTTTATTTCGGGTATTTTATCTAACCAGTATGGTACAGGTAAAGCATAAATAAATGCACGTTCACATACCGGTATATCATTTTGAAGTTCAATGTACTGGCTCCCAGGAAAAAGACTCATATATTTTTTACACTGTTGACCTATTCCACTTAAAAGAGTTGGACCAATGAATAACATTTAGTATAAAGATAATATTTCTTTTATATATATTACGCGATGGACTCTATCAGAAAACAAATTGAAGATGCACTTCAAAGACCAAAAATCAATAAAGAAACTATATATGGAAT